TTGCTCCACGCGAGGTCTGCGTGGTTCGGACCAGCCACGTCCAGGCCGCCGGAGTACCCGCCAGACCGCCCGAAGGCTCCATCTACCGACGTCCCGCCAGTCGTCCACTCGTCGCCGATGCTCGACAGTCCCCAGTCAGACACCTCAGTGCGGTCGAACTCGTCGATGGTCCCAGACACTCCAGTAGGGATGCCACCTGTCGTGCCGCCGAACTCGATGGACTCGATCTGCATCTCACCATACGGGAAGAACGAAGCAGAGAACTCCTCTACCGGGTCATACTGGACAGGGCCACCGAACGCAGCGATTGACACGTGGCTCAGGTCAACGCCTGTCCAGCCAGAGATGTCAGCGTCGAGAGCGTGGGCCTCAGAGATGTCCCAGGTACCAGGCTCTGCGTCTCCGTCGTACCACGTGCGAGCCATGAAGGTCGTACCCTCTAGACGTGCACGAGTCCACTTCCACGCCTCGTCCATCGTGTAGCTGTCGTACGTGCTGAGTCCGGCCACCGTGCCAGTCCCAGCGTGCGCCACGTCCACGAAGTGCCCGCAAACCAAGAGCCTCGGCTCCTCAGCCAGCCCACCGCGAGCCATGTCACCGTAGCCGCGCCACTTCAGCAGGACCTCTGACTGGTCCTCGAACGCAGCCCCGCTGATGTAGGCGTACCCTCCTGTGCTACCACCGATGATGACACCAACGCCGCCGTAGACGCCCTGCATCAGGTGGTTGCTGATGTTAGGAGAAGTCCACGTCCCAGATCCTGTCGAGACGTTACCCCAGTGTCCGCCGTAGTGGAAGAACGGATCGTTCGTGTTGATGTTGTAGCGGTTCATCGCGAAGTGCGCTGTGATTAGGATGCTCTCGCTCTTCCAGTCTTCGTAGAACTGGTAGTCCGCCGTAGGTGGCTCAGGCAGCGTGACTCCGCCGTCAACGTAGGTCGTGAAGCCTGCCGGCCTGTCGCGCTGCACGCTGCGCGCGAAGTCGTCGGCCACAGACGCCACCAGGTCGCCACCACCGCCGCTGCAGTCGCAAGACGGGATGGGATCGACAGGCGGCCAGTCAGTGGGGTCGCCTCTCACGTGGATGGCCGGCGACACGCCTGAGTAGTGCGGCCCGTCGAAGATGTAGCCCAGGACGTTCAAGATCCAGTCAGGCGAGCTGATGTCGATGTTCAGCGCTCGCGACACGCCGTAGTAGACAGGAGAGTCGCCCTCCGTCGATGCGGTGAGCGGCTCCATCGTCTTGTCCGCCGAGTCCTCCTCGACGTGCAGAGCGTGGCTCTGCCCGCTGTACGTCGGCAGCCAGTCGGTCATGCCAGCCACCCAGGCGAGTCAGGACCGTTAGGGTGCTCGTAGTGGTCTTCGAGCGCGACGGACGGGAAGTTCATGCTAGCCTTAGCTCGAGGGCGGCGGATGTGCATCTGTCCGCCTCCTGTGGCTGACACGGTTCCGTAGGCCACGACCGGGAACGCGACCGAGTACGACAAGGCGATAGTGCCACCTCCCGTCGCGCTCAGGGAAGCGAAGCGAGCAGACGTCCTGCCGAGCGTCGCTGTGCCACCTCCGGTGGCCGACGGCGCGACCTGGCGGTCCGTGGTGGCGGACGCCGCCGCTGCTCCGCCGCCTGTGGCCGCTAGAACCGCCTCTGCGCCCTTCTCCCCGACCACCGACGCGGTTCCACCGCCGGTGGCGCTGACGGTCCCGTCGTGGGCCTCTAGGTTGCTGGACGTGTAGGCGTACGTGAGGACGCCGCCGCCTGTCGCGGCGATGGCCCCGTACCTCTCGGTCGTGGACACCAGGGCGGCGACGCCGCCACCGCTGGCAGCCACGGAGCCATTGTGATCTCCAGTCGCGAGAGACGAGATGACGCCGCCACCTGTAGCGACGGGCGCGACGTTCCGGTTCGTCGTCGCAGCCACAGACGCGACGCCACCACCTGTGGCACTGACAGACCCCTTGCGGTTGTGCGTAGCAGTGACGGTCGCGACACCGCCGCCAGTCGCGCTGACCGTCCCGTCCTTGTTGGTGGCCCCTGTGTCCCACGTGAGCGTAGCGCTGAGCTCGACCCACGGGTTGATTGTCAGGTTGTTGCTGCCACCGTCGCTCGCGCCGAGGTCGCTGCCGCCTGGGTCTCCCAGGTACATGTAGCCGACGGCGTTGGTTCGAGTCGACTCGGTGCGCATGCCGATCTCGATGACGATCCGGTCGCCAGCCGAGCACGTGTAGGACGAGAGGGTCTGAGACGACGCGCGAGTCAGGTATCGCGTGTTCGCAGACGGGCTGTTAGCCTCCGTACCTCCGCTCGACTGACCTCCCCACAGCGTCGCGACGCGCGTCCCTGAGGAGTTGACCACGAAGATCGCGAGCTGAGTGAAGAGGTTGTCAGAGGTATTTCCCTCGCGGACGCACGCCACGCCCGTGACAGTCCCGCTGATGGTCTGGGCCGCGAGCGCGTCTGAGACACCCTGGAACCACAGGATGTCGTTAGGGTTCGTGCCTGTGCCGATGGTCCTCGAGACGCCGTACGGTGCAGCCGCGTTGTTCGCTGTGCCGAGCGCCGTCGTGCCGATCTTGCGGGTAGACGGAAGCCCGCTGACGTTCGACTCCCAGACGCCGCCGCCCGAGAGCGGCTGCGTGAGGGAGAGGTCGCCAGCGGTACCCGTGTTGAGGTAGAAGCGGGTAGCCATGGGCTACACGCTACGCGTCGTTGAGGTCGAAGTCAGCGTCGGTGAGGGTGTAGGTTCCCTGTGCGCCGAAGGTCTCGTCCGTCACGTTCTTCTTCAGGTACCGCACGGTTCCAGCGCTGTTCCAGAAGGAGACCCACGAGACAGTAGTACCAGCCGGGACGTCGAAGACCAGTCCGTTCGTGCTGTCGTCCACCGAGCCGGCGGAGGCTGCGTTCCAGGCGATGGTCTTGCGCGCGTACGCAGGCGAGCCACCAGTCACCTCGTTCGAGGCGCTGTTCGCGCCGCCCGGATCTCCCGTGTGCAGCGCGACCTTGACCATCACCGCGGCCAGTGCGTCGAGCATCACGTTCTTAGCGGTATCGTCGTAGTCATTCGCCATCGGAGATACTCCTCTGATGTGTTCGCTCGCGATGGCAGTTGGAGCACACCACGTCGCACTTCTTGATCTCGAGAAGTATGTCCTCGAGCGGCCTACCTGACCGAGACTGTCCTACGTTGAAGAGCTTGACCTCACCAGGTCGATGATCGAAGTCCATCACGTACGGCGGGTACTTGACGCCGCAGTCAGCACATGGTACGTCTTTAGCAGCATAGACCAGGTCGGTCCTGACCTTTCTTCGAAGACGACCCTTCTCCTCGAAGTACCCCGGATGCTCATCTTTCCACTTACGCATCCTGTCGCGATTGCGCGCTGGGTGCTTAGCGTTCCACTGACGATGATAATGCTTCTTGCACAACCCTTTACAGTAGACGCGATCATTGCAGTCAGACTCACTGCAATAGCGGTCAGTTGGCCGCGACATCAGCAAACACGAAGTAGACCCGGCCAGCCTCTGGTCCGGTCTTCAGCGTCGTGCGGGCTCGCCCGTGCTGGTCGGTGATGGAGACCTTAGGGTGCAGCGATCCGCCCGTAGTCCGGACGCCAGCTGACGTGTACGCCTCCAGCGTCCACTTGACCACCTTGCCAGCGATGTGCCACGGGCCTCCAGCGTGGTTCGCCAGCTGGCCGGTGATGACCTGCTCGGAGTTCGGCCCAGGCGACAGGTCGAAGGCGTGGATGATGATCTGCGTAGCAGGAGGCGGCAGCTTCCCGATTGGCTTCATCTTCGCGTGCATCGACCAGCGCGACGTGGGACCGTCTCCCCAGTCAAGCGTGTACTCGCGGACGTCGGTCCCCGAGATCAGCTTCGCCTGGACGCGCTGGATGACGAAGTACCTGCCGTTGAGAGCATCAGGGAGGCGCGCGTCGATGATCTTCACGACCTGACCGACACGCCACCCGTCGGCGGTCTCGTCGGGCGAGCCCACGGTGATCGACCCGCGCAGCGTCGGGAACTTCGCTCGGTACAGCGCCTGACCGCCGACTGCGTCCCTGATCTTCTGACTCGACGAGATCGGAGCCTCGAGGTAGGCCTGGCGCTTGTTGGGGTCCTGCACGACGTCCTTCACCCAGCCAGATCCGCCGACGCCGATCTTGGGGTCGGTCTTCGTGGCGATGAGGCGCTCGACCGTGATGTCACCGTAGCCGAAGTAGTTGGTGTCGTTGTCCACGAGCCAGCCCTTCTTCGGCCCGGACGTCATCTTCCAGAAGTGCCCACCCTTGTGCCGTGCCTCGTTCCACGGGACTTGGATGAAGACGACGTCGAAGGGCCCGCTCGCAGCGATGGTGTCGAAGGCAAGCTCGATGTACCCGTCGTCATCCCTCGACCAGATCTTCGTGGTCTCGTTGAAGGTGATCTGGTACTTCTCGGAAGCCTTGTACCCGTAGCCCTCAGGGTTGATGACCTTCGTGTCGCCGGCGGGGTTGATCTTGCCAGCGTTGTAGACGAAGCCGGTCGATCCGCGCACGTAGATCTGCTGCGGCATGTTCGAGCCGTCGAAGTTGAACTTCAGGTCTCGCCCGCCGATCTTGTCAGGGCTCGTGTCGTCAGGGTCGTCGCTGATGTAGAACGGCGCGAAGTCCAGGTCCTGCATGCCCTCGGGCATCATCCCAGCGAGCTGGCTCAGCGTGTCGTCCGCAGCGATGGCGAGGGTGTCCTGAAGGAGCTCCTGCCACTCTGGGATCGTCTGCCAGTGGAACTTCAGGTCAGGGTCGATCCAGAACTGCAGGTTCTCCACGATCTGCGACGCCAGGTCCTCAAGCGCAGACTGGAGGTCCGTGTACGCCCAGTAGATCGTGGCGAAGTCGTCGAGGTACTTGAAGACGTAGGTGTCCGTCTCGAGAGCCTCGCCGTCCACCCTGATGTAGTGGTCCAGCAGTCGCTTGACGGTCTTCTTGTCGGTCTTGAGCGAGTTCGCGTAGTGATCGACGTTGACGTAGACGCCCAGCCCGTCGGCGTCCTCCCAGGTGCGCCCGTCGAAGGCCCCGACCAGCCTCTGCGGCAGCTCGTTGTTGTAGTCTGCGCAGTCGAGAGCCCACACGCGCCAGGGCATCCCGACGGGGAGCTCCTCCGGCTCGTTGATGATCTCGCCGCGGAACAGCACGAAGCCAGACGACGCGATGACAGCCTTCACGTCCCAATGGCACTTGGGCTCATAGCTGTTGTTGCGGTCCTGGACGCGGATCGTGCAGCGGCCAGTGCCGCCGAGGACTTCCTCGGCGGACATAGACCACTCCATCCTGCTGATGAGAACGTGGTTGATGTAGAGATCAATGGGCCCGCTCATCGGGTCGAGCTTCCTCCACCACCCGTGGTCAGCGTGCGGTCGCGACCGTAGATCGACTCCTGCACGTAGAGAGCACGGTCGGTGACCTCACCGATCCGCTCAGACCCGATCTGGACGACGATGGTCCCACCACCGTTGCGGTTAGCGCCAACGTTAGCGTCGCGGCTCGCGTCCACGGTCTGAAGGCGACGAGTGGACGACGCGCTGGCGTCTGTGACTCCGCGGTTGCGGGTCGTAGTGCGCTGCGCCGTGGCGCCAGGCACCCAGCGCACGCCGCCGTCACCGTTGGGGAGCGTGTACTCCTCCCAATGACCCTCGGTGTCCTGCTGTGCGCCGGTCTTGTCGGGGTTGGTGGCGTTCCACAGCTTCTTCAGATTGTCGAGGATCGTCTGGATGCGCTTGTTCATGGCGGCGGCCAGGTTGCCGCCGAGCATGTCGCCCATGGCCGTGTAGCCCACACCGTACGAGCCGAGCAGGCTGATGATCCGCTCCTGAGCCGACGCCCACATCTCGGGGTGGTGCTCGAGGAACCGCTTGAGCGCGCTGAGCTGGCGAGCGAAGTCCTTCTTCTGCCGCTCGTACCGACGGTTCTCAGCCTCGACCTGCTCATCGTAGAGCTTGTTGTTCTTCTCCTTCTCGCGCTCCAGGATGGTCTTCGCCTTGTCGGCCTCATCCTGCATCTCGTCGATGTGGCGCTGGTCGAGGAAGTTGCGGAGAGCCTGCATCGCCTCCATGCGCGACTGCGGGTCCGTAGCCTGCTGCACGGCGAGGCGCAGCCGCGCCTCCTCCTGCTCCTTCAGGCGCCAGTTGAGCGCTGACTGAGCACGGTCGATGGGACGCTGCTCACGAGCCATCTTCGCGTCGAGGATGGCGTTCTTCTGGTCGCGCAGGTCAGCGATGGCCTGGAGGTTCTTGTCGTGGACGCTGCGGAAGTAGTCTTCGGCCTTCGCCTTGATGGCGTCGAACGCAGTCGTCAGCGCGGCCTTCGCGTCGCCGGCCATGTCGCTCAGGCTCCGGCCAGTGGTCTGGGCCTGCTCGTCCATCTTCTTCAGCCAGTCGAGGTAGTCGAGGTTTCCCTGCTCCAGGTTGATGCCAGCGTCGAACTGGATGAGCGCCTGGGTGGACGCGATGGACGCCTTGATCTGCGCGAACAGCGGGAACATCCCGTCAGCGATGTTCTTGGCGTACTCGGCTGCGTATGCAGCAGCAGCCACACCCTCGCGGATCGCCTTGATCTGCGCGTTGATGGCCATCCGCGTGGCCTCGGCCTGGGCGCGGATCACCGGGTCGGTCGAGGCGAGGCCAGCAGCGATGTCGGCGCCCATGAGCTGCGCCTGGAGGAACCCGACGCGGCGGGACTGGTCCCAGCCGTCGTTGTCCTTCAGCATCGTGTGGAGGTTGCTCAGCGCAGACGTGACCTTCTCGCGACTGGACTGGATGCCCTGAGCCACGCCGAACATGAACTCGGCGCCCATGGTCTTGCCAGCCTCAGCGATGGCGTTGATGTTCTCGGTGCCGAACTTCTGGAAGAACTCGTCCACGGCCTGGGACACCGACTGAGCGCCAGTGGAGACAGACTCCCTCAGGTGCTGCATCGCCATGGTGACCTGCTCGGCGGTCGGCTTGAAGTTGCTGTCCCACATCGCAGCCAGCGAGCGATACGCGGCCTCCTGGTCCTGGAGGTCGCGGTTGGTGCGTGCGATGCTCGGGTCGTACTTGGGAGCGCCCTCGCCGATGGGCGTGGTGAAGAGGTTGCGGACCTGAGGCCCGGTCTCGCTGATGTCCCACGAGTTCGAGTCAGGCTCCCACTTGGGGAACGGCACCTGAGCGAGGCGATCCCGGAAGCCCTCGGCGTAGCCGTCGAACGCGTTCTGACCAGCCGAGTACGCACCGTACGTCAGCGAGTCAAGGTTCTCGATGATGGTCTTCTTGAGAGCCTCAGCTGCAGCCGCGACAGCCGGAGTCTCTGAGTTCAGTGCGTCGATCAGCTCCTTACTCTGGAGCATGCCGATGCTGCGAGCGATGTCCTCGCCCGGAGCCAGCGCGGTCTTCTGAACCTCGAGCAGCGTGTTCCAGGCGTCCTTCGTGAGGCCCTGGGCGTCGATGATGGCCTTGGCGTACTCGCGCATGGCCTTGGCGCCAGCGCCCATCGCGGCGTTCTGGACGCCGACCATGGTGCCGCCCCACAGCTCGAACAGCGACTGCTCGACGATTGGCTCGACCTGCTGGACAGCGCCGGCCGCGCCGTTGGCGTACGACTCAGTCGCGCTCTTGCCAGCGTCCTCGACGGACTTGCCGCCCTCGAGGTTCTCCACGAATGAGCTCATGAAGGCGTTCGCCTCCTCGACCCCACCGTGCTCGTAAGCCTTCTTCATGCCCTGCATGATCTGATCGACCTTGGCGGTCATCTCGACAGAGCTACCGGAGTTCTGCCACAGCTCGGTGAACACGCCCTGGTTCTTGCCAGGGCCGAGCATGGACTGGATCTCCTTGATCTGCGCGTTCATGCGGTCGATCTCGCTCGCCGTGGCGTTGCCCATGGCGTGCGTCATGAAGGTGTTCGCCCAGTTGAAGGGGTTGAGCCTGTTGATGCCCTCCATGACTCCGCCAGCGAAGTCCAGGCCAGCCTGGATCGCGGCGTCGCGCGCCTCAGGGCTGTTGAAGATGTCGCCGATCCAGTCGATGACGTTGCGAGTCATCGTGGCGAGCCCGTCGAGCAGACCCTTGATGATGCCGTGAGCCATGTCGCCACCGGCCTTGGCGAGCTGGTTCGGCCAGTCGAAGGCGAGGATGGAGACAACGATGGCGCCGATGGCGATGACGACTGCAGCCGGCAGCGAGGTGAACGCTCCGATGATGGCAGTGATGGCGCCCCAGGCCACGCGGATGATGGTGCCCAGCAGGCTGTTGACCCAGCCCAGGAGGCCGCTGAGTCCGGCCATGATGCCAGCGCCGAGGCGTCCAGCCATCTGGGTGAAGGTCTGGTTGGAGGACGCAGCGCGCTGCGCCATGCCCTCGGCTGCCTCACCCGCAGCCTCGAACACTGGACGAGCGCGAGCAGCCGCCGCAGCCTGGCCGTTGAGAGCCGCCTCTGAGGCTGAGATCCAGTGCGTCGCGGTCTGGGCTCCAGACCCGAGCAGCGCGGTGGCGCGCATGGTCCCTGCGATCTGCGTGCCAGCACGCATGGTCGCGGACGAGGCAGCAGCCATGGCGAGCTGGTACGCGGTAGCCCACTGGCTCACGACCACAGCGTTAGTCTCGATGGCGCGCGTCATCAGCGCCATGGAGGTCTCGACCACAGCAGCGGTATCCGCCGTCGCCTCAGCCGCGCTGAGCATGACCGCGCGATACTCGACCATGGGGCCGAAGCGTCCACGCGCGTCACGCGTCTGGGCACGCCACACCAGCTCAGCCGACACCACCATCGCCTGGTCGGCGGCGATCTGGGCGGCAGCCTGCTGCTCAGCGATGGTGATGGCGGCGAGGCGCATCTGGAGGAGCTGTGCCAGGCGCATACCCATCGACTCGAACGCAGCCTGCTCGGCGGCGTACGTAGACAGCTGGGTGTAGAGCGTCTGGAGCAGCGCGGCGCGGATCGCAGCCTGACTGGCGACGACTGTCGCAGCAGACTGCGCTGCGGCAGCGGCAGTCGCCTCGGACGCAGCGACCGACGCGGCGCCTGCAGCGGTGGCTGCGGCGCCTGCCTGGGTCTGGGCTGCGGCAGCCGCGGTGGCAGCGGTGGCGGCCGCGGTGTTCGCCTGGGCGGTCGCGGTGGCGGCCGCCGTCTGCTGGGCCGCAGCGCGAGCCGCCATCCTGGCGGCGTTAGCCTGGGTGGCCGCCAGTCGGTTCTGGGCAGCGAGCTCTGCAGACTGCGCGCGGATGCGACCGACAGCCTCCTGCTCGTCGAGGCGAGCAGCAGCCTGGCGAGCTCGACGCGCCGCGTTGTCAGCTGCCATGGCCGAGGCTGCAGCGCGAGTACGCGCGGTCGCAGCAGCCTGTGCAGCAGCGGCCTCCTTGGCCGCTGCAGCAGCGGACTCGGCGGCGGCGCGCTGGGTAGCAGCAGCGGCCATGATGGTGGCGACGATCCGCTGGTTGGTGGCGTAGGCAGCAGCCTGGTTCGGCGCCACCAGCGCGAAGATCTTCATCGCCAGCGTCGTGACGCCGGGGATCATCTGGACGATGGACAGCGTGGCCTGAGCCAGCGACACCGTGAAGTTGATGAAGGCCTTCGTGACGTACGCGGTGACGACCGTCGTCAGGAACAGGAGGCCAGCGACCAGTACCTCGTCGTTGTCAGCGAGCTTCGTGAGCCACGTCGCGACGACCTTGATGATGGGCAGGAAGATGTTGCCCAGGCGGATGGCGAGGACCTCGAGAGCTGCCTTCAGCGCATCGAGCTTGGCCTGTGCCGTCTGGCTGGCGATGGCGAAGTCGTCGGGGAAGGTCTTCGACTTCTCCCCGATGAGGTCGTACTTCTCGGCCATCAGGTCGAGCGAGTTCAGCAGCGTCAGAATACCAGACGAGGACCGCGAGCCACCGAACGCGGTCTTGAGCAGCTGACCCTGCTCCACGATGTCGAGGCCTGCACCCTGCATGTGGTCACGCAGCAGGGTGAGAGCGCCGATGAGGCCGCCAGGTCCGCGCATGGCGTCAGCCAGCGACCGGCCCGTCAGGCCGATCTTGTTGAGCTCGCGCTCAGCGATCTTGGTCGGCGCGCCCAGGAGGGCGATGGTGATGCGGAGTCGAGTCGACGCCTCCTCAGCAGGGATGGCCTGGTCCGACATCGTGGACATCGCAGCACCGAAGTCCTGTAGCGACAGGCCGAACTGCTTGAACGTCGAGAGCACGCCAGACGACAGGGACGAGGTCAGTCCCTGCATCTCGAGGTTACCAGTGCCGACGATGCCGTTCAGGACACCCATGGCGTCGGCCAGTCCTGTGGTGCCCTTGATGCCCGAGATCTGCACGGCCAGCAGGGCGTTGGTCACCTTCAGCAGGTCGGCGTTACCGACCGCAGCGCCCTGGGCAGAGAGACGCAGAGCCTCCATCGCGTCCCTGCCGCGAAGGCCCACCGACTCGATGATGAACAGGGCCTGGCTCAGCCGCTGCGGTCCTGTCAGGACGTCTGGCGCCATGTTGAGGACCGCATCGGACATGCGCTCGACCTCATAGGTCGTAGCACCCGCCTGGGTACGGATGAGCTTCATCTCGTACTCGAAGCGCGTGGCAGCCACAGCCGAGGCGACGCCGATGCCCAGGATCGCCAGGCCAGCGACGCGCGCACCAGCAGCCAGTGTAGCGAACTCGTTCGCCTTGCCAGTGCTGGTGGCGGTGCCCGCGCGCTGCGCCTGGAACGCAGCGAGCTCAGCCTGGGCCTTGGCCAGCCCCTTGGACAGGCCCATGGTGTTGAGCGTCAGGTATACGACCATGCCGCCGACGGTAGCCACTACCAGTCCTCCATATCGAGCATGGAGTCAAGGTACGCAGGATCGTCGGCGTCCATGACCACGGTGACGCGCAGAGACGGGTCCCAGACCCGCACAGCAGGGACCCGCACCCGGAGATCGGGTGCGGCCAGGATGTCGTCCCTAGAGAGCGTCCTAGTTGCCGGGAGTGCCTCCAGCTTCCTGCGTGCCACCTCGGCCTCGGCCGGGGAAACGCTCTGCGCGGCCATCGCCGCGAGCTTCTCCCTTCTTGTCCGAGTGTCCATGGTTCCCCTTGGCGTTCGCCGCGTTCATCGTGGCGGCCCACGTCATCAGCTTGGACTGCAGGGTTGCTGGCTCGGGACCCTTCAGCTGATCTTCCAGCTTCGTGAGGAGGTCCTCATATCGCGGGAAGAACTCGTCAACGGTAAACGGTTCGGGGTGGGTCTTAGGGTCCCGATTGGTGTTAGCGATGAGCGCCGCAAGGACCCCAAACCTCTGGTCCTCGTGTTCTGGTCCGAATGGCTCGATCTGAGAGTACGCCATCCACTCGGCGAACTCAGCGGAGTCGATCTCCAGCTGAGCCCGCCGAACGGACATCCCTAGCTCGCGGGCGAGTCGGAACCAGAAGCGACGCTCAGGTCTTTTACCAGCTGGTCCGTGAGCTCCTTGACGTCCTGGTTGGTCAGGCGCGACAGGCGCTGGGCGACCGTGAAGACGCGGTCGAGGGCGGCCGCGCTCTTCTGCCCGAGGATGATGACGTCGGCGTCCGAGAACAGGCGCTTGCCGTCCTCACCGATCATGGTCTTGGCGGCCAGCTTGGCGCGGATGTTCTGCAGGTTGTACTCCTGCTTCCCGATCTCGCCCTGGCCCGACGCGAAGATGCCGGCCTCGTACGCGTCACGCTCGGCGCCAGCCAGCGCACGGACGATGACCACGCCACCCCACTCGGGAACCTCGACCTCCTCGGTCACCAGGTCGTCGGCGGCCAGGATGTCGGCCTTGCCGAGGATCTTCTTGACAGGGATCTGGACCGGCTCCTCGGTCGGAGGGGTCTCTTCGGGATCGACCTTCTTGGTCACCGTGCACGTCCTTCTGCTAGTGCGAGGAGCCAGTGGGAAGCTTCCTCTGCTCGCTGGATTGCGAGGCTCTTCGGGCGCGCGGGTGCGCGCTTGTTCGAGACCCGCAGCAATGCGACGACGGCATCGAGAAGGTCCTTCGGGTCCTCCGTCTCCTTGAGACGAGAGCCACCCGGAAGAAGGATCTCGATGCCGTCTTCGGTTTCCACTCTGAGTAGCGCCATGTTGGCTGCTCCTGCGCCTGTTGCGCGATATAGGGCTTGGCAGAGCGACTAGGACTCGAACCCAGATCCTCGACTTTTGGAGAGTCGGATCCTACCGTTAGAAGACCGCTCCGCGAAGGGTTACAGGGTCGCCGCGATGGCCACCGGGCCGCTGACGCGGATGTCGATGGAGGCGGTGGCGACGTTGGCCACCGGGAACTTCGGGCCCCACTTGACCACGTACCCGTCGAACTGGACCGACAGGCCAGTGCCAGGGATGATGATCTGCCACGACTGCTTGCCGCGGTCGTTCAGGTAGAACAGGAGGCCGTCCGTCGAGTCGTGGGTCGGGTCCGTCGGGACGAAGTTGATGTCGAAGCTGGCGGTGCCGCCGCGCTTCAGGGTCGGGATGATCTCCTCGAAGTTGTCCGGGGAGTCCTGGTTGGTCACGTCCACCACGTCCACGGAGGTCTCCGGGCCGTTGATGTCCTTGACCTCTGCGATGGTCGTGTAGGTCCCGGAGATGTCCACCTGGAGGAGGAAACCGGGACCCGCGATCGCGTTGCTCATGAGCGAGTCGTTCCTTTCAGCCGGGTCGCGGCGTTACGGGAGGGTGATGACTGCGACTTCGACATCGGCGTGCTCGACGTCGAAGCGAAGCTTGCCAGACGACGCCCAGCCCACCGTCTTGAAAGGACCGAAGCGAGCGATCTCGCCAGCGCCGATGGAGTAGGCGGTGATGTCGCCGGTGCGGTTCAGCGAGTCCGCGGTCGAGACGATGGTCACGGTCTTCGCGCTCACGTTCGTGTTGCGGAAGACGAGGACCGTCTTATTGTCCACCAGCGGGGTCTCGTTGCCGTTCGCGACATCACCACCGACGAAGGTGAGGTCCGCAGCGTTAGCTGCCACCGGGAGCGACGGGTACGCACCCGCCATGGTCTGCGCAGCGACGTTGGTACGTGCCATCCTCGTGAGCTCCTTAGTTCCGTGTGTGCGCCGGTGTCACACCGGAGCCTTCAGGCATGGATTATAGGTGAGCACCTGTCACTCTAGAACAACACGGCTAGCTGTCTTCTAGTAGGACACGCGCTCCACAGCGACTAGGCCGACGTTCAGCCACGACCAGTCCTTGTCTCCGCCGATCTCGAACGTGGCGAGGGACGAGCGGAGCACGAGGTCACCGAGGCGGAAGTCCCGGATGAACGCCTGCAGATAGCGGTCGTAGAACGGCAGCCCGACACGTCGTGCCTCGCCAGCGTCCTTGGGCAGCCACAGTCGCATGGGGATCGTCCAGGTGAGCTCGACCGTCCCTGACTGCGAGACCCACTCGATGGGCGGCGCGCCTGGGACGTCCGACCAGTGCGCGTACGCAGTCACAGGAGTGAAGCCGCACACGTCGATCTTGCGACCGACGCGGATGGGGTCGTCCACCAGCCCAGACCCTGAGCCGGCGACCGACTTGACGCCTTCGATGCGCCCGGCCAGCGAGGCTGTGTAGTCGATGATCTGCCCGATGTTCGAGCCCATGGTCTACCTCCGGAAGTCGAAGAGGCCGCCAGCAGTACGCGGCTGGTCAGCGAACGCAGAAGACAGGTACCGGTCGAGGGTCGCCTGGGCGGCGGCGCCTTCCTGACGCCACGCGTCGCCCAGCCAGTGGAACTCGCCGAACACGTAGCCTCTCAGGGCAATCGTCCGTGCGATGACGAAGGCGACTCGCTTCGCCTCGTCGGGGTCCTTCTCGATGCCCTTCGACATGACCCACTTGGCGATGGGCGCCGCGGGCGGCTGCTTGTCGTTCTTGGACTTCCAGCCGTGCTCGAACGTGGCGCCGACTGCGAACATCGGCCACTTGTTGTGAGGGATGCCCACGACGACTGACATGTGCCGTCCTGCGGGGATCTTGAGGACGGCTCCGCCTGACTCCAGCGATCCGCCTCGCGCCATGCCCTGCGCGATGTTGATGGCCTGGCCCTCAGCGTACCGGCCGTCGTCGTACGCCTGCTGGATGCTCGCAGCGAAGCCCTTGCGCGGCGGACCCTGGACGGTGACGGCAGCAGCGGTACGCCCGTGCCAGCGGTGCTGGCGCAGGTTCTGCTGGGCGCGACGCTTGACGATCTCACCAGCTGCGTACAGACCAGCGATGCCGCGGATCTCGAGCTGGTTGACCTGGATGGTGAGGCTGGCCATCGCCTGGTTGACCCCGCCCACGATGATGATGGGCTGGAGGTTAGGCGCTGGCGTCGGGAAGCTGAACTCGCCTCCCTCGAACGAGATCCGGGCCATGGCTCTACCAGAGCTTCTTGCCGTGCTGCTCCACGAGAGCCATGTACTTGGCGGTGAAGGCCTTGGCGGTGATGACGGTCCCGAAGGGCGTCATGCCCAGGCGGTCGTCGTTGCCAGCCTGTCCTGCGTAGTGCGAGCGGATGACCTCGATGATGCAGGTCTCGCGCACGTCGTACGGGACCTCGGTCGCGTAGCCCCAGCGAGCAGTCACCTCGACAGGCGCGTCGTTGCCCATCGGCCAGTCGACTCCGTCGCTGCGCTTGATGGCCTCGATGGGCGTGCCGCGCAGCGGGTAGGTCGTGTAGTCGGTGTACTCCGAGCCATCGACTGTGACCATCGTGATCTCCACGCAGTCGTCGATTGGCATGAGGTACCCGTACAGGGGAGCCTGGCCGCGGAACTGCCGCATGCTAGGCACCGCTAGAACGCCCTGCACGGTCGGGAGGACCACGATGGCGGCATCCGTCACGTCGAACGATGCGCGACCTGTGATGGTGGCCTGAGGGCCGGTCATCGTCCCTGCGAAGTCGACCGTGTAGGGACCGCCGGGGAAGCCGTCCACCGTCACGTTGCCAGAGCCGATGGTAGACAGTGCCTCGAGCGCCACCTGGACATCCATGGCGTCTGCGTCGAAGGCGAGGTCTGTCGTCTGCTGCCCGCCGAAGCGAAGCTTGAAGGATCCGCTGACCGGGACCGGAGTGGAGGACAGGTAGACGATCTGCTGGCTGTACTCGCGGTCAGCTAGGAAAGAGAAGAGGGACTGGGACTCGCCTCGGCAGAGGGCGACCTTACGGTCGATGTCCGCGCTGACTTCGAGGATCTTGTCCACCAGGGACTGATCGCGCGCCGAAGACATGTTCGGGACGTCGCCCGCCAGCGACGCCTTGACGTCTGAGAGGGTGCAGTACGCATTGGTCACGTCTCTATCGTACTCTCGGACTTGCGACTAGGAGACGGCCGCGGATCGCCTGGGGCTTACGATCCGCGGCCAGTCCCACATGTCAGAGGCGGGGTGAGGACTACTCGTCCTTCTTGTCGTCCTCGTCCTTGTCGCCCGCCGGGGCGGCGACGCGAGGACGCGGAGTGGCGGCGCGAGCAGGCTGCGGTGCGCCTCGCTGCTCGCCGGGAGCAGACGTGGCCTGCTCCACGTCGTACTGGACCTCGAGGAGCTCGAAGAGAGCCTCGCGACCCTTCATGAGGGGATGCCCCGCGCGGACGCGGGTCACGCCCTTGCTGATGACGACCTCCTGGCCATCCAGGTTGGTCGTGAAGGACTCCTTGGCGACGTAGACGTCGGATGCCTTGCCCATGTTGGTGCATATCTCCTTGAGAAGCAGAGCGGCCCCTACGGCTGCGCCGTAGGAGCCGCTTGTGCAGCCGGTTGAGCAGAAGGGCTTTCGCCCTTCGGCTTACTGGACCTTCAGCAGGATGAAGCCGTTGGCGTTGAGGATGACCGAGTTGTTGCGCCAGATGGCGTAGATGCCACGCTGGCCAGTCGGCCGGCCCGAAGCGCCGAACAGGTGCGGGATGAGCTCGACGCTCATGCCCACGCGGTCCACGATGAGGAAGTTGCGGAAGTCGCCGAGGATGGCGATCTTCGCAGCATCCGCGATGGCCGAGGCCATCGCCGACGCCTCCTTCGCCGGGTACCCGATCAGCTCGGGACCCTGCGCGTCGGCCAGGCGCACCCAGAGGTTGGCGCCACCCGCGGTGTCGAACTGGCGGACCTTGTTGTAGATCGCCCGGTTCGCCAGCCACTGCGCGCGAGCGCGGTAGCGGGGCGGGAGGTTCTCCTCCGTCTTGTAGAGGTCGCCCACCGCGAACGTGTCGTTCGTGATGGTCGTGATGATCGAGCCGTTGGGCATGGTGCCCACGATGCCGCCGGCGTTGGTGCCGGTGCCGTCACCGAGGACGAAGGAGCTGGACTCCTCCACGTCCTTGGCGTCGTTCAGGAGGACGGCCATCTCGCTCTGCAGCGAGCCCCAGTCCTGCCCGAGCTCCACCGAGAACGGGATGAAGCCCTGGACGCGGTTCACCCGCACCGTCGGCTGCGCGAGGGTCGGGCTGTCGTCCGTGGCCTCGTCGGCCTCGGTCGTACGGGTGACCGTCACGCCGTCGGAAGTGACGCCCTGCCACTCCTTGCCGGTGATCTGCTCCACGCGGGCCATCGAGCGGAGCGGGTTCACCACGCCGTCCGAGGTCAGGATGATCGTCGGGTCCAGCTGGAACGGGACCGCGAAGCCGCCGTCCGGGTCGGAGCCGAGGCTCAGAGCACGCTGCTCGGAGGCCGTCAGGGGCGAGCCCTTCAGGCTCTTCGCGAAGGCGCGCTGGTAGTCCGGCGAGCCCGTCACGATCATGCGCTGGGCGAGGACGCCCTCGGCGCTGTCGCGCTGGTCGAGCAGCCGCTGGACCTGGGTCTTGGACCGGGCCTCGTCCGCGTCCGGGTGGGACAGGGAGGTCCGCTCCAGCACCTTCATGGCGCCGTCGCGGTAGGCCTGCCGCAGCTCGTCCATGTTGCTGGACAGCGAGCGGTAGTCCTCGAGCGCGAAGACGTTGTCCGGCACGCGCCGGGCGTTGCTGCGGCGCGGGGCGCCGCTGCCAGCCAGGCGGATGTCGTCCAGGCCGACCGGCTCGCGGCGGCCCTCGTCCTCGGCCATGAGGGCGAGCTGGCGGGTGCGGAACTCGTAGTCGGAGATGGCCTTGCGGCCCTCGTTCCGCTCGAGGATGAGCGACTCCCACTCGGAGCGCACCTCGTCCGGGAGGACCGAGGCACCGTAGGTGCCGTGGATCTCCTGGAAGCGGGCCTGGATCTCCTGGTCGCGGGCGCGGAGCTCGTCGATGGTCTTGATGGCGCCGGGCATCGGCGTGATCTCCTTCTTGGGTGCAGCCGCAGGTGCGGCGGGTGTTGCGGCTGGCGCCGCGGGCTCTGAACGCTGCTCCGGCGTATCCGGCGTAGCGGACTTGGACTCCATGCCCTGGTGCATCGGGTTCGAGCAGCCCTCGCGAGGCTCACTCATCCCACCGCCACAGTCTGGGCAGTTCGCCGTCCCGCGGCTCCCTTCCTCGGAGTGAGGCTCCGCCCCGGCTCCAGACGAGAGTGCGTCGGTGTCCACAGATCTTGCCACAGGTGCCTGGGCCAGTAGCTCACGCAGCCTGTCAGGCTCACGGACCAGCGTGCCGAGCACGTAGGCATCCGTGAGCGAGCGCACGACGTACGGAGCAGTGCTCCCATCCGCCGAGCGCGCGCTTGCGGTCGCGTCGTCGTAGGCCGGGAACGTGACCGGGCCGAACTCCGAGACCTGGGCTTCCTTGATGGTCCGCTCGGGCAGCCCGTCAGGGTTGTCCTTGGACCGCTTGGGGTTCTGGACGAACTCCTCCTTCATCACCCGGAAGCGGAAGGAGGCTCCGTACACGCCGGCCTTCAGGCCAGGCGCCAGATCCCGGTTGTAGGAGGTGTCGAAGAGCGGCACCTCGTAGTACGCGCCCTCGTCGTCCTCCTCGAGGCGAGCGATGGGGCCGAGGACCTTGTCCCCGATCTGGAAGTCCTGCCCGTGGTTGAACAGGACCTTCATCCCGTCCTTGCCCTCGCGGAAGGTCTTCGTGAACGCACCTGGAGCGATGCGCTCCATGAAGGTGCCTTCCCACATCGAGTCGATCTTCGTCCATCGGTTGAAGACGGCGAAGTGGCCGAAGAGAGTGGGCATGGGGTCGCCCTCGCCGCCATCACGCAGCTGAGGCGCCCGCGTCATGACGGCCCGGACGAGGTTGTCCCGCGGCGGTCGGTCAGGCGTCGGCATTGGTAGTGCTCCTGGCGGTCAGTGCGCTCATTGGGGCATATACTAGAGCAGCCAGGTCACGTTAGAAGCTCTGCCAAGTCCTCGTCGATCTCGCCTAGCAGGAAAGCACGGTTCTTCTCATAGAACCGGACGCGCTTCGGAGTGCCCTTGACCACCGTCGTGAACAGTCGGCCAGCTGGCTTGATGAAGCCGTCGAACATCAGCCGCAGGTGGTCAGGCTGCAGGACGAAGATCTTGTTGTAGACATACCCGGCCAGACCACCGGTCCTGGGCGACGGGCTGGTCTCCTCACCAGACGGCTCGACCCCGCCGCCGAGGGTGATGGACACGACTCGCGCCAGTCGACCGGTCGGCGAGACCGAGCCGTCGAAGGTCCGCTCGTTGGGGTGGACGACTTCGGTCGCGAGCTCGCCCGAGGGCTCGAGCATGCCCTCCAGGGTGGTGGAGGCAGCCCGGCTGACGGAGCCATCAGGCGCGACGTCCCCCTGGTGGATCGTGGTCGCCAGGCGCCCCAGGGAGCCGTCGGTGGCTGCGGAGCCAGAGATGACGCGAGAGATGGTGTCGTTGACAGCACCGTCAGGCGTGATGGACCCGACCGACTCCTCGGCCAGAGTCTTGACCACGACGGCCGACGGAGTGACTGAGCCAGCGATGTGCTCGGTCGACGTCTTGCTGACAGAGCCATCCGGGGTGACTGCTCCTGTCTCGTGGACCGACGGGTTCTTGCTGACCGCGCCAGAAGGACCAGGCTGTCCAGCGACGACCGCCCAGATCTGGTAGAGCCTGATCTTGAAGGGACCAGAGACCGTGTTGGCGTGGATGCCAGCGATGAGGTCAACGACGTCTTGACGCGTCCACTGCCCGCCCCACGGCGGCGTGCTCATCGTCCAAGAGACTAGCAGGGGCGGATCGAGCAGGTTCTGCTGGACGATGGCGTACACGTCCCAGACCGAGTTGTCGCTTGGTCTGATGACGGCGAGCTGTGCAGTAGACGCTGCGGCGTTGTTGTTGATGTATGCGTACAGCGTCACGCTTGACGGGACGAACCCAGCAGGCGGGTCATCGAAGCCGACGGTCACGTACGCGTCAAGCGCCAGCGCAGCTACGTAGTCGTTATCGTCAAGAACCGTCTCGTCAACGAGCGTGTAAGCGGTAGACCCAGACGAGTACGTCGGGCTAGACGACGGCCCGTCGGCGTTCGGCCGCAGCGTAGCCGTGGTCCCGCTCGACGCGAGGACCTTGGTGGGCGTCTTGACCTCAGACCCTGCAGGCGTGACGCTTCCTGCAGCCGTCTTGGTGAGGGACTCGTCCATCGCGCCAGACGGCGTGACGGCTCCTGACTCCGCATCCGTGATGGTCTTGCTGACGACGCCAGCAGGGGTAGCTGCACCGACCAAGTGGTCGGCTGCTGTCTTGACGACTACGCCGCTGCCAGGAGTGATCGTCCCGTCAGCGTTCTGCGTAGACGCAGCGTCGTGACCGTCGTACTGCTCTGTCGCTGAGTCGTACTGGAGAGTCGACTCGTCGTACGGGTTGCGCGCCATGGCGCTACGCGGTCATCGCGATGTAAGAGACCGTGCCTGCAGACCCATCCGACCCAGCACCACCAGCTGGCGACCCGCCCTTGATGCCTCCAGCTGCACGCACGGTGCCGCCTCCAGCCGTGAAGGTGTTGTAGATCAGCAGCACGGCTCCGCCGCCGCCACCACCACCGCCTCCACCATCATTCACGTTGTCAGAGCCAGGGCTACCGTTGCCGCCGTCTGCAGCGATGATGCCAGACGAGTTGTCGATGGTGTTAGCTCGGATGATGAGGATGCCACCGCCAGCGCCACCACCGCCACCGTTGCCGAGCGCGCCGTTCGTGCCTCCGCCTCCGCCACCACCACCACCGTTGAACCTGGCAGCTGACATCGTGCTCCAGCCGGTCGCAGCGTCTGGGAGCGAGCGCCAGTATCCACCGACGTTCACGCCGCCGTTGCTGACCGTGCCACCGGAGCCACCTGCTCCAGTGCCTCCCTGCGCAGCTCCACCAGCACCTCCCGCGCCGCCAAGAGCGGGCGTGGTAGCAGCGGTCCCGTTCGACCCAGCACCAGATGAGACAGGACCAGTGCCGCCGCCTCCAGACATGCCTGTCCGTGCAGCCGTGAAGCCGGTCGCGCCGGTCCGGGTACCAGTGGCAGCAACGGGCTTCCGGTAGATGGTTCCGGCGTTCGTGATGGTCCCCGTGACGTGGAGGACGAACCCGGCCATGTCGAGCGTCTTGCCAGACTGGACAGTCAGGTCCGTGTAGAACAGGTCACGTGTAGCAGTGTAGTTGTTCCCGGACCTGGAGCAGCCGGTCGCTGCCGTGGAGCCATCCAGGGTGGCAGAGCCATCGCTGCCGTCTCCGAACCAGCCGAAGTCAGAGCTCACGGCTGTCCGACTCGGCATCGCGTGCTTGTGCGTCGAGACAGTCCCGGCCACAGCAGCGTCGCCGATAGCCTGGGTGGTCGGCGTTCCGAAGTCAGGGTCGGCCACGCGCCAGCGCGAGGATGTCCCGTCGTAGAACGCGAAGCAGAAGCTGTTCTTGGGCAGCGTCAGGTCTTCGTCGTTCGGGCAGTAGAACCTGTTCGCAGCGGTCGAGGTCACGTCGTGCTTCAGCACGATGGGGTTCGTCCCGACGTTCATCAGGATGAGCATGTCGCCGTCGGTCCCTGCCGCCAGGCCAGTGATGTTTCGCGAGGCGTCAGACGACAGGCGGATGATCGTGGCGGTCGAGAAGCCAGTCGGCGAGTAGTTGTCCTGGTTCGACGTGATCTGCGTAGGCGTGATGTCCGCGGCCACGTTCGCCCGGCCAGACAGTCCAGACCCTGCGGCTCCAGGATCTCCCTTAACGCCCTTGTTCAGCTTGATCGAGAAGTCGGTGGTCTCTGCGACCGTGCCGACGAGGTTCAGCGCACCACCCGAGTTCTGCCTGACGTAGAACTCCACGTAGTCGCCAGCGAACATGTAGATGTCAGCCACGGCCAGGATCTGGGACGCGATGGTCCCGTCAGGCGAGTGGTCGGCCGAGCGTCCGTGCTGCGATGTGGCGCTGCCGCTCGACACGAGGGTCCGCAGGAACCAGACCTGGCGCGACCCAGTCGCGTTCGCAGAGAAGCGCGCGCAAGCACGGACGGAGTAGACCCCGTCTTCAGGCGCGTAGAACCTCGTCGTGCTGACGCCTGCGTCATAGAACAAGCCGCTCGTGATCGTGCCGTTCGTGTCGTACTCGAAGGCCGAGTTGACTGAGAAGTCGACCGGCACGTCGGTCGAGTCCGCGATGGACTGGTTCCCAGTTTTGATGTAGCGAGCACCCACGAACGACTGCGCACCTGGCAGCCAGAGAGACCCGCCAGCGCCGTCAGCTGTCAGGACGTCGTATGCGTTAGCCCCAAGAGCGTCAGCCGTGCCGACGCCGACCTTAGCCTCGAGCTCCTCTACGATGTCGTTGACGTCGCTGTGCTGCGTGTGGTGCGCAGGAGCGTTGAGCGGATCTGTAGCCGCAGGGTTGGTGAGGGTATCGAGGCTCGTAGGGAAGTTGGCCACGGATCAGCCCCCGGCGGTGAAGGTCAGCCGGTAGTCCGTGGTGAGCGCGTCGCCGATGGTCCCGTCGAGGTTGATGGCAGCGAAGACAGAGCGGTCGAGCAGGGTGCCGCCACCAGTCGCTGCCTGGGTCAGGATGCCGTGCTCGCGCAGGGCAGGGGTGCCCGAGTCCAGGGTGTTGGTAGCGACCGTCTGGTAGATGTTCGCCGAGGTCTCGGTCGTGGTGCCAGTGGCGCGCACGTTGCCCGTGTACTCGGTGGTCAGCTCGGTGACCAGCGCGGTGTCGCCCGAGGCCTCAGCCGTCGAGCCAGTACCCAGCGCGTGGTACTTCATGTTCTCGAGCTCGACGAGGTTCTGGAAGGCGTCCACGATGAAGCCGACGCCGGCCGAGGTCACGACGTGGTGCGAGACCTCACCCCACTCCTCGACCCACGCCACAGCACGATCTCGCGGATCGACCTTCCCGGCCAGCACCAGGCCGTGAGCCCTGCGCACGGTAGCGCGGAGGCTCGACTCGACCACGGTGACTGCGCTGATGCGGTCGATGAGCTCGAGGCGCAGGTCCTCAGGGAGGAACGGCAGTGCGCGCAGCACAGAGAAGCCCAGCTGCGACCTGGGCGTCCAGGCGCGGGCCTCCTTGATGAGGGAGCCACGCGCCTCGTGGAGGCCGTACTGGGAAGGGAGCATCAGGGTCACGCCTCGGCCTCCGCCGTCACGCTGGTCGGCTTGACGCCGCCCTCGAGACGCACGCGCAGAGCCTGCTGGGCAGCACCGCTCATACCCTCGAGCGCCTTGCGGATCTCGAGCTCTGCCTGGATGGCGTTCTGCTGGAGACGGATCGCAGTGCGCTGCTCTGCCAGGCGGTTGGCCTCCGCGTGCAGCTCATCGACCGTCATCTGGCTGTAGTCAGTCGTCGTCATCTTCGGTCTCGACCTCTCGCTTGCCTACGATCTGCCCGTCGTCATTCGTCCTGAACTCGACCTCGCGGACCGTCCGCTTGCGAGCGGGTGGAGGCGCCTCGGGCTGCTGGACGTCAACCTGGACTGCGCCGGACTCGATACTAACCGGCGAGTCGATCTGGACAGCGCCTGACTCGAACGTCGTAGCAGCGTCCACCTCGACCCTCACCGAGTCAGGCCCGAGGGTCACAGGCGCATCGACCTGGACAGCGCCCTCGTGGATGTTCACAGGAGCGTCCACGTGGACCTGCGCCGGCTCGATGGTCACGTCAGGCGTGTTCACCGTGACAGGCGAGTCGATCTGCACTGCGCCCTCGTCGATGTGCACCTCTGTGCGCTCGACAGTGATGGGCGCGTCGATCCGCATGGCGCCCTCATGGATGTTCACAGACGGCGGCTCGAAGGTCACAGGCGAGTCGACTCGCACAGCGCCTTCGTTGATGTTGACGTCCGAGCGCTCCACCGTCACAGGGACGTGGACCGCGCCGGCCTCCATGCGGAACTCGGGGCTCTCGACAGTCACAGGGGTCTCGACGCGGATCGAGCCCTCGTCGAAGCGGACCTCGGTGCCCTCGACCGTGACAGGCACGGTGATGGAGCCAGGCTCCATGCGGAGCTCGGCAGGCTGCACAGTGATGGGCGCCTCGACCCTGACGTCGGTGCGCTCCACGGTGACGGGCGAGTCCACGCGGACAGCACCCTCATCGACGTGGACCTCAGTCCGCTCGACAGTCACAGGCGAGTCGATCTGCACCGCACCCTGCTCGATGGTCACAGGGCTGTGCACCTGGATGGCTCCATCGACCAGTCGGTACTCGACCTGGACGTTGGGCGGCTCGACCCGGACAGCGCCCTCCTCGATGGTCAGCGCGCCCTTCTCGATGGTGACAGGCGAGTGGACCTGGATGGCGCCATCGACCAGCCGATACTCCACGTTGACGTCAGGCGTAGTGACGTGCGTATCGCCGCCACGGATCGCACCCTCTTCGATGCTCACCTGCGTCGGCTCGACCGTCGTGTTGGACTCGATCTGGAAGGCACCAGCCTCGATGGTCGTCGGGGCGTCCACACGGACTGCGCCGTCGGCCACAGTCGTGGGCGCGTCCACGTGGGTGTCGCCAGCTCGGAAGGCGCCCTCGTGGAAGTGGACCTCCACACTGGGCGGCTCCTGCGGAGGAGTGACGTCTCGAGCGATCATGGCGCGTCGCAGGTCTGCCAGCTCCTGCATCATGCGCATGACTTCCTCGCGCTCCTGCTCGCGCTTGGCCTTCTTCTCCGACTTGCCCTTCTTCGGATCCTTGACCGGCGTGGTCGGCTCTGCCTGAGGCGCCTGGGTCTCAGACTTCGCGGGCTTCGCAGCAGGCAGCGGGTTGGGCCCGCTGTCAGCAGCAGACGCCGGCTTGGGCATGGGGTACTGCGTCGGGACGTTCGGCACGAGCGCGGCTCCGGGCGGAAGCAGCTGGACCGAGAAGAGGCCCGTGTGCTTCAGAAGCTTGAAGTCCTTCGACATCACTGCGTCGCGGACAGACTCAGCGTCGAAGCCCGAGTCCACCAGGCTCTTGATGGTGGCTGCCTCGGACTGCATGATGATGCCGCGGTCCTTGGCGTCGTCGTACAGGAAGGGGATGTTCCTGTCGTCGTACCAGAGCTCAGCGCCGTCAGGCACCTCCACGATGTCCTCGATGGAGCTGGCGAAGTTCCGCCACAGCGGGCGGAGCGTGCCGTCGGCGAAGAAGCGCTTAGCACTCTGGTAGTTCGAGTACGTCGCCGACTCGATGCCAGCTGTGACGCCGGCCAGGATGGGCGGCACCTGGGCGGCAGCGCAGATCCGCGTCTCGCCGACCGCCTGGGTGACGGCGAACTCCATCTGGCGGAAGTCCTTGCCGACCGGGGTGACCGAGGCGCCTGCGCCGAGGTACAGAGTCTTGTACGCGTTCAGCACGCCCTCGTGCTTGTCGCTGAACATCTGCACCCACTCCTTGAACGCCTCCTTCTTGATGGAGGGGTCAAGGGTGACGACCATGTTGGGAGTGGCGCCCTGCTCGAGGAACTTCGCCTTGTGCGTGACCATCGCCGTGTCAGCGAGATACTCGCGGATGATGGGCACGACCCAGGACATGCCGCGGTAGGAGGCGGAGGGGTCAGGGATGGGCGCCCAGTGAGCGACTTCGTTGACGTCGAGGAACACCGGCGGTCGGCTGCTGCCGTGACCACCGGGGTGGTACATGTAGCCCACGACCTCAGCGTCGATGTCGCCGTTCTCGAGGTTGGGGTCCTCGTAGCTGCCGATGACGATGGTGACGTAGTCAGGGCGCAGCCGTCGGATCCTGACCTTGCCTCGGTCGCGTCCCTGGGTGACGACTCGCCTAGCTGCGAAGAAGTTGCCAGCCAGATCCACGTCCTGGATGGCCCGCGCCAGGAGGTCGCCGGTCGTGCCCTTCGGCCAAGGGTGCTCGAGAGGCACGAGCGCCTTGGAGCCGAACAGGTCTCCAGGCTTGCCGTTCTCCATGCGGCGGAACTGGAAGCGCGCCTCTGAGAACAGCTTCTGCCGCGCGACCATGCACGAGAAGACGATGCCGTTGCCCTTGTACGCGCTCTGGATGAGCGCCTCGAAGCTGACGTCGAAGTTGGCCTCTTCCGTGTGGCCGGCCAGGGTCTGGGAGAACATCCCGTACGGGTATGACAGGTTCCCGTACGAGAAGTAGTCGACCCACTTCTCCATCGACAGCGAGTTGAACGGGCTGCTCCGCTGGAGGACCCGCTGCAGCATGTTGCTCATCGACGAGCCCTACGCACGGGGGTGTCCAGGTCGATGAAGACCAGCGCGTACACGATCACTGCCACCCCGAGGACGAAGAGTGCGACTGGCACAGACCACATGGCGATCCCCGTGACAGCCAGCGTGAGTCCGAAGATCAGGAGCGTAAGGACCAGCGCCGCACGCGGATTGACCTTCTTAGCAGCGCGCTTGACACGCTGTGTCTTGCTGACAGGGCCCTTCTGGCCTTCAGTCACGGGTTCGGCTCCAATCGTACAGCTGGTCGCAGCATTGTAGACCGCACTCGATGGGTAAGGGTCAGCCCCAAGCGACGAGGGGCCCGTCGTCCTGATCTTGGGCAGCGTGGAACATGGCGCGAGCGTACCCACCGACAGCGCAGATCGCGAGGTCGATGCTCTTGAAGCTGCCGGTGTGCTGCTTCACCGGGCGAGGCCCGAGGCGGTCCACCTTCAGCGCAGTGTTGCGCATGTGGCGCTCCAGTCGCGGGTCGCCGTCGTGAGAGATCCGGCCGTCCATCACTGCGTCGTAGAAGGCTGCCCAGGCTGGCACCATCCGGGACGGAGAGGTAGTCGGGAACTCCACGACGGGGATGTCGTCTGCCTCCCAGTCCTGCAGCTCCTTCTGCCAGCGGAACGGGTCCGCTGCTACCTCCAGGACGTTGGTGTCTCGTACAGCAGTGTAGACGACGTTAGCTACCTCCCCCATGGGGACGCGCCACGAGTCGTCGTCCTGCGGCTTCTCCCAGCATCCGAGGACCTTGATGAAGCCGTCCAGGAACACCTCGACGAGCGCGGTGCAGTCGTGCGAGAACGAGCCGTCGAAGAAGATGACGCGAGGCTCCTTCGGATCGCGCTGCATGAAGCGCGTCATCTCCGCGATCTCGTCCACCTTGGCGACCTGGGGCCGCTCGTCGTCCAGCAGCAGGGCCCGGATCTTGGCAGGGACCGAGAGAGCCTCGAACATGCCGCCAGGCAGCGCCACCGTCGAGGCCGGCACCCACTGGTTGAGTCGCTTGATGCGGAACTCGGACTCCTTGAAGCCGCCATGGCGAGCTCGCGTGGCTGCAGCCCTGAGCTCGTTGAGGTCGAGGATGTCGTCGAGTCCAGGGTTGGCCTCCGCCCACGCCTTCTCGTCCATGATGTCGCTGTTCTCGCGAGCAGCCCACCAGGACAGGAAGAACGTCGGGTCGTCGATCTCGCCGCTCGCGACTCGCAGCCCGTACTCGAACAGCTCGTTCGCGATGGACTGCTGACCACGCGTGTCGGTCATGACACCAGCCGTGGTGACGATCAGCATCATGGCGTCGTAGCGAGCGCCCATGGCGAGGGCGAGCACGTCGTAGAGGTCGCGGTTCGGCCAGGCGTGCAGCTCGTCGGCCAGCACCAGGGTCGGCGACAGGCCTTCCTTCGTGTAGGCGTCAGCCGACAGCGCCTTGTAGACCGAGCCCGTCACCGGGTCCTCGATGGCGTCGCGGTAGAGCTTGAGCCGCGCCTTCAGCTCGGGGATGAGCTCGACGGTCCTCTTGGCGGCTGTCAGCATCAGCTTCGCCTGGGGGCGGTCAGCGGCGGCCGAGTAGACCTCCGCGCCCTCGCCTCCCAGCATCAGCCCGTACAGCGCGATGGGCGCGACGAGGCCGGTCTTGCCGTTCTTGCGCGCCATCCCCCACATGACTGTGCGGTGGCGGAAGCGACCAGACCGCGGGTCGCGTGCGAACGTCTCGCGGATCAGCTCCTTCTGCCACTCGCGAGGGTCCAGGGGGTCGCCGGAGGGTCCGGCCACGGAGTCCTTGGTGATCCGCCCGTATACGTCGAGGAAGTCGATGACGTCCTCGCCGTCCCCTGCGTCGATGAACGCCTGAGGGACCTTCGTGTGATAGCGCGGCGGCCAGCCGTGGATCTTCCCTGAGGCCTGGGCCTTGGCGTCCTGGATGCTCCGCGCTGTCGCGATCCGCGGCGGAGGCGCCAGAGGCTTCGGCTTCTTGGCGACCTGCGTCGCCAGGTTAGCTAGATCCGCCTTCTGCGCGGCCTTCCACTCGGCGTTGGTGATGGCGCGGTCGACTGAGCAGTAGGAGTAGTACTTTCCGGTGGTGGCGTTTCGCTGTCGGACTCGCTCTCCACACCTTGGGCAAGTCGGGCCCTCGCCCTCCGGCGCTCCGCTAGCTCGTCCAGCTTGCTGACCTGCTTGACTTCCGCGACTCCGAGCCGAGCCCTGTCGCTCGGCGTCTTGCCGAGTAGCGATGTCCATTTGGCTAGCTGGTCCTCGACCTTCAACAGTGACACTAGCAGAGGGTTGGAGTAGGCATACCCCGTGGTGGTCTCGAGAAGGAGGTCTAGGGGTTGGCCGTTGAGGCTGTTCCCGAAGAGCTGCTCCATGATGACGTCGCGGCGGTCGATCAGCTCACACTGTACCTGGAGCGCCCTGAGGTCTGACTTGGCGATCCAGGGGCAGTTCTGCAGCGACTGGTCCCACTCCGCCTTGCCGCCGGCTCGGAGGTGGGATGGCGCAGGCACCGAGATGGGCGCTCGCTCGACAGGCACGAGGTCGCCGGGGATGCGATCCGGTCGCAGCGTCCCCCGCTTCCGCTTGATCTCGGTGGGGACTGCTGGATTAGCCATCGCGCAGATCGGCCAGCACGACGCGGATCAGCGCCTTCAGCGCAGCGACCGTCTGGGCGGCCGTGGGCGAGGCGAGGTTGTAGTAGGTGCGCAGCCCTGTGAGGTCCGCCTCGATGGTCGCGTAGAGGTCGAACGGGATGCCGGCCTTCGCAGCCTTGATGTAGCGAGCGATGCCGTCCTGCACGGGCTGGGCGAGGTCCGCCGCCCACGTGAACACGGACACGGTCTCGTCGCCGTCCAGGGCGACGACCGTGTCTGGCTGGGGCACCGCGTGGGCGTCTAGAGCGTCCCTCAGGTCGGCAGCGACCCACCGGGGGACCTGGATGACCGTGGCCATCGTCAGGTCGCGCTTCTTGGATTTCTTAGGAGACACACCCCAGCATTATGCTCGGGGTCTCGACATCAGTGCACAGTCACGCCAACTTGCGTAATCGCGCAACCGGCAGCGGCGACACGGCTCGCAGCGGGCAGCCACGATCTCGGCACAGCCCCTCAGGCTCACACTGGAGGCACATCGCGCGGACGGCCTCCTCGTGCTTCGTGAGTCGGTGCTGCGTGATGGTCACACGCTCTTGGACGAAGCCGCGCTTAGCCCGCATGTACTCAGCGCGATGACAGTCCTTGCAGCAGAACTTGCGATTGAGCGTCAGGCTGTGGTCGTAGAACGTGACGCCGCAGATCAGGCAGTCCTTCTTGCGTACCTCGAGGGCGAGCGTCGCCAGGCTGTCCCACTGGAGGGCGTCGGCCAGCATCACAGCCACGTCCTGCGCCGGCAGGTGCACGCCGGTCCTGAACTGGCTGAGTCGCTCAGCCCTGATGCCGAGCACCTTGGCCAGCTCCATCGTGCCGACTCCGCGGATGGTCATGGCCCGCTTGAGGTCGGCAGCGAACTTGGCTAGCGGCGGCGCTTCTTCGGCTTCACGTTCATCATCTTCCCGCAGAGATCGCACACCACTTCGCACAGAGAGGCTCCTCCGCATCTCGGGCACTTCGTGAAGCGCTCCGGGCATGCGTCCATCGGCCGGTCGCAGCACGAGCATACGATCTCGAGCAGCACCGGGTGCAGCGCCAGCTTCTTGTAGCAGAAAGGACACTCGGCCTTGCTGAGCAAGGCCGAGACGTCCACCAGAGGCATCACGCCTGATAGGCAGTGAGCTTCTCCACGAGGTCAGGCCACTTGGCCGAGTTGACCCACGACCCAGGGCGGGTGTGCGAGGTCATCTCGGCGATCCGCGACTTCGAGCAGCCGAGTGCGGCTGCTGCCTGCTCGCGGTTCAGGCCGAGCTGGTCGAGGAGGGCCTGGACCTCCTCAGGAGGGATGCGGGTGATGGTCGATCCGGCGCTGGGCTTGGCGACGGCGATCTTCTTCACCTTCACCGTGTCTGCGCCCAGCTGCACGTTCGCCGGGGTCTGCACCGTCCCTCGAGCATACGTGGCTCCGTTCGTCGGGCGCAGCGCCGGCGACGAGGACGGCCGCGAAGCGGCCGGCCGAGGAGCCTCGGGGGCGACCTGTCGAGGCGGAGTCCGCTTCACGAAGTTCACCGAGATCGCGGCGGTATCCTCCTCCGCCACAGGCATGTCCATGATCCGCTTCTCGTCCTCTGTGGGACCTTGGAACCGGAACGTCCGCCTGTCGTCTACCCCAAGCACGCGAGCCTCCTCGATGACTCGCGTACCGTCTGGCTCGACGCGCTGCTTGAGCACCTGCACGTCGAGCGTGACCTTGCCTGGGATGAACCGCTTGGTGACGGGCCGCGTGACGACCACGGTCTTGTCCTCCTTGCGTGCGCCGTCGAAGCTGACCTGAGCCACGGGCGCGGGGATGGGCTTGGGCGCAGGAGCTGGCGCGCCAGCCCAGCTGGACGGACGGCCAGTCTGCCCGATGGAGTCCGTGTAGTAGGTCTTGCGCGGTCGATCCGGCCACCACGCGGCCGCCGCGTCCTGCCCCTTCTCGATCTGCGCCACGTGGCGAGGCGTGGTCACGTCGATGACGCGGTGCTTGGGCTCGACCAGCACGCCGGCGTACTCTCCAGGCGTCCCTGCGATGCTGTTGTGCGCCGCCACCGCGATGAAGCGGCCAGCAGCCACGGTGACCGCCTTGCCGAGCCAGGGACCGTTGTTCCCCTCCACGATGGGGCGGAGGCTCCACGTGTCAGGGAGGCCCATGAGGCGGGCTCCCTCGCGGTACGTGAAGTTCCTCGCGGCCACAGGGTGGACGGCGCGCTCCATGAACCCGCCAGCCACGACGCCCATGGGCTCCTCCCACCGCCATCGGAAGGGGGAGTACATGTTGTCGCTGATGGCGTGCGAGTACAGCGTACCGTCTGCCTTGTACCACCACTCGGGGACCTCCTCGCCCATCTGGTTGACCCAGACGTCGAGGTGCTCAGGGAGGCGCTTGCCCTGCTTCCAGTCGAAGCCCTTCGAGCGGAAGAGCTCGATGGTCTTGGCGACTCGCTCGCTCGTGGGGGACCCGCCGGTGACGTGCCCCCAGTCCGTGTCGATGCCGGGGGTGAGGCGCGTCCCGTCGGCCTCCAGGAGGTCGCCGATGACCTCCTTCATGGGCTTCGGCGTGGCGTGCGGGAGGTCCACGCCGAAGGGGCGCAGGTGCGCCACGTAGAAGTAGCGAGGGCGGATCACGTGGCCGCCCACCGTCGCCGCGTTCATGAAGACGTCGGTCAGGTGGTAGTCCATGCCGGTCCGCTCGCGGAGGTCCTGCCACAGGGCACGCATGAGAGGAGCGCCCATCTTGCCGCCGCCCTGGACCGACTCCATGACGACGACGGAAGGCTTGACCTTGGCGGCGTACTCCATGAGCCGCCACATCCACTGGTTGACTGGAGAGTCCACGCCACGCAGCGAGTGGCGCACGCCGAACTCGTCGACTGGGCCTCGGTTCGAGTCCGCCGTGTTGTTCGTGCTGAGCATCGAGAAGCCGGAGCACGGCGGGCAGCCGTAGAGCAGGTCAGCCTTGACGATGCTCCAGAACTCAGGCGCCGTGACCTCGACCTGGACCTCCGGCATGTTGCGCTCGAAGGCCGCAGCGCCGAAGCCCTGGAACGCGGACGGCTCTCGCTTGGCCACGATGTTGAACCCGGCTTGCGAGACCCCGACCGCGAACGATCCGGCGAAGCCCATGACGTCCACGGCGTCCACTAAGCGTACCTCCCTCCGGCGACGAACTCGCCGGTCCTGTTGTCGTGAAGGAAGAAGACTCCCTCAGCCTTCGTCTCGTCTTGATGGACCTCGATCCCGAACAGCAAAAGCCGGGCTGGCGTGAGCGCTGCCGTGTAGGACTGCTGCTGATGGAGCTCGTACATGAAGTCGTCCGACAGGGCCATGCGCAGGTCGTAGAGCGACCTGGGGTGCATCCGCCACTCTAGGCGTGACTCCGACAAGTACTTCGAGCGCGCCTCCTCCATCAGCATGAAGATCAGCGTCTTCATCTTGTTGGACAGCGCCTGCTGGGTCGCCTGGTTGTAGCTCAACCCTGGCCAGCTCTGCTGGGACGCTTGGATAGCCACGACTCGTCTCCTTCTTGTGACACTCGTGACAGACAGCGCGCGGCCTGACGTCGCGTACCTCGCCGTCGTCGAGTGAGATCTTCACTCCGCACAGCATCGTCTCGACATCCTCGCCTTCGACGTGCCAGTAGCGGCCCATCTTAGCGTGCGGCATGTCGCAGGATCTACAGAACGCCGGCTTCCCGTGGGAGGCCGGTTCGTAGTCGTGAGTTGAGTCCGTCCCTCGGACGAAGAATGGGCTAGTCGAAGAGGTCGTCGTCGTCGTATCTCCCGATCCGACGCCGACCAGACCTTCGATGACTAGACTGCGAGCGACGACCACGACGGTGCGAGCCGCGAGGGCGGTCGATGACCTCCTCCGTGCTCGGGCTGCCACCGATGTGGTACAGCCCGCAGTGACCGCATCCGTAGGGCACGATTGCTGCACCCGTCTCTCGACGGATGGTCGCAGCGACCGCGGACGCGATGTCCTCGGTCGGGTAGCCCTTCTTCCGGGTGCAGGTCCTGACGATGTTCGCACCGTCGTAGTTCGTGTAGCTCACTTCCCTTGCTTCTTCACCTCGAAGCCCTTGAGATACAGCTCCCTCATCGTCTCCCTCGCGATCTCGAGGGTTTCCTTGCGGTCACCCCTCCGCATCGTACGCTGGAGGACGGTGTTCAGAGCCATGATGGCGACGTCGGCACTCGCCGGGAGGATGGTACGACGCTTCTGCTCCCTACGGAGCGCCCTGTGCAGAGGAGTCGCTGAGATCGGCTTCGTAGGCAGGTCCAGCTTCCGCCTGTAGGCGTCGTACCGGTCTTGGTGGAGCCCCTCGTTGCGGTTCATCCACGACAGCAGGTGCTCCAGGTGGTCGATCTCGAGGTCGGTGATCGCCCAGATCTTCCCAGAGCTGTCCACCCACACTGACGACTGATCGAAGATCGCCGGCGAGGTCTTAGACACGCGGACGGTCCGAAGCGTCGAGGCCCGCGGAGGGTAGTACGCTTCGGATGCGTCCAGGTAGTAGTCGTCGTCGTAGCTCATATGCTCCCTGCTTTTTGCAAGTACGCAATCATGCTTGTCAAGATTTCTACCGAGTCGCTGACACACCCCAAGGCTGTGTTGCATCTATAGCAGATGAGGCCACGGCGACACACTGAACATGACTTCTTGCCTGAACAGTGGCTGTGTTGGTGATCTACTTGTAGCCGCTTGTCGCCAGGGGGCAATCCGCAGATCGCGCATACGCCACCTTGTGCAGCAAGCATCTTGTTGTACTCACCAGGTTCTAGCCCGTGGCGTTGATCTCGTGCTACGTCAGCCCAGCACTCCTTGCAGTACGGCCACGACCCAGTTGCTTTGCCCCGATGTCGCGGCCTCGTCTCACAGATAACGCACAGACCGTCTGTACGAGCTGCTCGACGAGGACGCTTATCGGGGCCTCGGCTCATGGCTTACGAAGGACCCACAGGTTATTACGAGCGAGATCAGGCACCATTGGCGCAATCACTCCACTCATGTAACCGGCCGAATGGAACTCGCGGGCCTCCATGTAGAGCTTGTACCAGTCCGGACGGTTCTCCTTGAGCCACTTCTTGAGCTGTGGCTCTGCGGTGAACGTCCCGTAGCGCTTCTCGACCACGAAGCCCACCGACTCGATGAGCTCGCGCAGCTCGTCGATGTAGTACTCGTGGATGTGGTTGCGGGCCTGTGCCTTGCCGTCGTAGACCGGCGTGGACAGGTAGACCCGGCCACCGGGGTCGAGCAGGTCGAGCATGTTCTGAAGGAGCTTGCGTCCGTCAGCCACGTCCATGTGCTCGATGATCTCGAGCGCCACGATCATCGTGTAGCCGCGGAGCGGCTGCCTGAGCTGCGCAGCGTCGTCGTTCCCAGGGATGGCCTCGAGGGCTGCGTTGTAGCCCTCGTCGCTGGTCATGTCCGTCTCGGGCAGGAGGGTGGCCCAGTTCTGCCCGGTGGTCTTCAGCTTGTTGAGGTCCACGCCGACGTAGCACCCGCCCTCGCGATGGAGGACCTTGGATGCCAGCGTCTGGCTGTAGACGATGGCGTACATGAACGGGAGGTCCGTCCCGCAGCCGACGTCCAGGATGCGGTCACCCTTCTGGATGCTGCGGATGCAGAAGTCCCATTTCTCCGAGTGAGCTATGTAGTCCGCGTGGCTCACGATCTTGGCGTGCAGGTCGTAGTGCAGCGCCGTGGTGTCGAACCTGCGGACGGGCCGCGCCTTGGTCTGGTTGCTGTGCGACCTGGCCTTCCGGTCGCCGTGCGGACAGTTCGAGGCCCTGACCACCACACCGTCGGGGTCCGTGCGATGGCAGTCGAACTCAGGCTCACCGGCGACCTCGAACTGCCGCCAGCCGTCCTCAGTGGGCTCGACCTCCTTGACGGGAACAGAGACAGTAGGCGTAGCCTGGCCCGTCATCTTGGCCATGCGCTCCGCCCTGACATCGGCCCAAGACTTGTAGCCCTTGGGGGCAGTGGTCTTGGGGTCGCGCTCGACGAGCGGGGTCTCGTCAAGTACGACTGCACAGTCCGAGTCATCGCCCATCGCGAGCTCGGCCTCCAGCTTGGCAGCTGCCTCGCGAGCCTTGGCGAGCATATCCCGAGAGAAGTGCTTCCGCTCGACCTGAGCAGCAGCTCGAGCCTCATCCTCTGCAGCGAAACCGTCGAGGATGAGGTCGCCACCGCGGTGCAGCTGTGGAGGGCGTGATTGAGAGCGAAGGGCGGCCGGGCCGATGCGCTCGACCTGGCCGCCCTCCGCTGCCGGCGCGCGGCCCCCACCGCGCGGACCCGGCTCGGGAAAGTCGTCGTTCACCCGCTGGTCTCCTCCCGCCCGATGTTCCGGGCGATGTGGGCGTGGAGCCAGAACGAAGCCTCCTCCAGCGCCGTCATCGCGAGGGACTTCTCGCGAGACTCACCGGGGATGTCCGTGATCTCGGCTGCGAAGTCGAGCATGGACTTGCGCACGCCCTCGTGGAGGGCCCGCGTGGCGTCGTTCGGTGGGTGGTACAGGAACCGCCGCTCGATCTCCTTCTGGTCGATGGGCGGCGGGCCCGTCCGGACCGCGACCTTGATCTCGCCAGCGCCGGCCATCAGGAGATCACCGCCACGCCGGCGTCGGCGCAAGCCACGTCCTGCTCGCCAGTGCCTCCGGACACGCCGATGGCGCCGATGACCTGCCCGTCTCGGATGATGGGCACGCCACCACCGAAGATCATGACCCGGCCGTCGTTGGAGTTCTGGATGCCGTAGAACTGGCCCTTGGGCTGGGACTCGCCGCCGAGGCGCCCGGTCGAGATGTCGAACGCCTTCGCGGTCCAGGCCTTGTCCTGCGCGATCTTGATGGAGCCGATCCAGGCGTCATCCATGCGGGTGAAGGCGACCAGGTTGGCGCCAGCGTCCACGACGGCGACGCACATCGGCTGATCGAGCTCGACAGCCTTGGCGATGGCGGCGTCGATGACTGCGTACGCCTCTTCGAGTGTGATGGACACGGATAGCTCCTCTACGGGGACGTCGCCGCACGGATGGCGGCATGTGGACCCATCGAATATACGACGAAGGACCCCAAGAGAACGGACGAAGATCTAAGGACGTGGGTATCCGATGACCTCCCATCGGCCAGTCCTAAGCTACGACTCTGGGCGTCCGAAGGAGCGTACCATGCGTGGCCCTCACCCAGGTTTCCGGTGAGGTGCAGCCATGCGCTGGGTCCAGAGCCTCAGCGCGCTACTCGAACGGATGCTATGAAGCAGAACCCATGATGACGCACCTCGACGACGCCATGAGACTGGCATCGCTGGGGTGGCCGGTCTTTCCCTGTGAGAAGGACAAGACCCCAGTCGGCGAGATCGTGGAGCGCGGCCACCTCGACGCTACGACCCATCCGCGACGCATCCAGACCTGGTGGAAGATCCGCCCCGACGCCCTCGTCGGGGTCGCCATCCCGAAAGGTACCATAGCGCTGGACGTAGACGACGTCGAAGCGTTCACCGAGACGGGACTTCCCCTCGACGAGCTCCCCGGCCAGCAGACCCCTCGCGGTGGATACCACCGCTTCGCTCGAGCTGACCAGGAAGTCAAGCAGACCATCAAGCGCATCCCTGGCCTCGACACCCGCGTCGGCGGCAAGGGCTACGTCATCGCCTGGCAGCCTGACTCGTTCCCCTCAGTCGACCAGCTCCCCGGAGCGCCCGACTGGGTCTACGAGCGGCTCGGCGTCACCGCTCAGGAGAAGCGGATCGAGGGCATCGAGGCTACCGACGCAGATCTGCTGCTCGGAGCCGACGGGGCGACCCACCGTGAGGACCTCATCGCCTACGCTGGGCGCCTCCGATGGGCAGGCGCTACGACGAACGAGATCTTCTTGGCGCTCGTCCAGGCCCGCGAGGACGGACGGATCGTAGACGGTCGTCCCGAGGACCCGTGGACCGACGAGCACTTCAAGCAGATCGCCACGGAGATGGGCAAGAAGAAGGGTCCTGACAAGGCGCCCATCCTCCAGATCACCAAGGTCAAGCACGTCACCCCCGCCGAGGTCCCGGACAAGCGAGTCAGCGCTGCGGACCTGCTGGACATGGAGTTCCCTCCGCTCCAGTACGTGGTAGAGGAGCTGATGCCCGAGGGTCTGGGCATCATCGCAGCCCCTCCCAAGGCTGGCAAGTCGTGGATGGTCCTCCAGGCCGGCGTCGAGGCTGCCACCGGTGGAGAGCTGTTCGGCCGACACGCCAATCCTCGACCAGTGCTGTACTACGCTCTGGAGGACGGCGAGCGCCGGATGAAGGGTCGCCTCCAAGCGATCATCGGCGCCCGCAAGGTAGACCTCGGCTGGCTGGAGCCCCGGTGGGACGCTCGGCCACTGGGGGACGGGTTCGAGGAGGACATCGCGCGCTTCTTCGATGACAACATGGAGTATGGCCCTGGGCTGGTCATCGTGGACGTCCTCGCGAAGGTTCGCAAGGCGTCCAAGGGCAAGGACAACGCCTACAACGAAGACTACTCCACCATGAAGCCGCTCCACGACATCGTGCGAGATCCGAAGCGCGCTGGCTGCTGCATCTTCCTCGTCACCCACACCCGCAAGGCCTCAGTCAGTGACTGGATCTCTGGAGTCCAGGGCACGCACGGCGTCGTCGGCGCCGCGGACTGGGTCTGGAGCATCGAGCGCGAGCGGATGCAGCCAGAAGCCAAGCTCCACATCTCAGGCCGCGACATCTTCGAGCAGACGCTGAACATCGTCCACTCCGGGACTGGCGCCTGGACCCTGAGCGGCGTCCCGACCACGAGGACCAAGTCCGTCGAGCAGCAGCTCATCCTGGACACCTTGCTGACCGAGGGCGACCTCGCAGTCATGGAGATCGTGGAGTTTCTGTACCCTGACGTCCTGGCGGCAGACGAGGACCCGGCCACAAGCTCAGAGGACACCAAGAAGGCTGTCCAGACCAAGCGCTCCAGCATCAACGAGAAGCTGGTCTCCCTCGAGGAGCAGCGGCTGGTCAAGAAGGCCGGACGCCTCCCCGGAACTCCGGCCTACATCTGGCACGCCTTGTCCGAAGACGAGCGTAATCAGATGTCCGCCCAGGCCACGGCCAAGGCCAGGGCCGCATCACCGGATACGGGGTTCACCGTCCGACGTGTCCCCTCACGTGTACGCGCGGAATGAGCACGCAAACGGGCCCGCAGGAGAGCCTATCCACTCTCTCCCCAGACTCCACAGACTTGATTTGTAAGTCTGTGGAGTGTGTGGACTCTGTTGGGGGGTCTTCCTGGGCGCCCGCGCGTATACGCGTGAGAGACGTTTTCCGACGGTTCGGAACAAGGTTTCGGATGAAGGAATACAAGGCATGAGTACAACCTACTACGTCGCTTGTTCCGAATGTGTCGCACTCGCCAAGGAGAAGTGGGGCGACGATCCGACGCAGTGGCCCGTCGGAGCCCACGTCCACGCTGACGAGTCTTGGGAGGTCAACCCTCAGGGCCTGGGCATGGCGCACTCGTCCGGGCGCTGGACGACGCCTCCTGAGATGCTGAAGGACGATCTGGTGATGGTGGATGAGTACGGGCGGGTCTGGACGAAGAAGCAGGTCGAGGAGCGGGTGTGAAGGTCCTGGATCTGTTCTCTGGCCTCAACGGCTGGTCGGACCCCATGGAGGCCCGCGGCCACGAGGTCTTCCGCATCGACATCGACCAGCAGTTCGAGGCCGACGCCTACCTCGACATCGCTGACGTCGATGCCGTGCTGGCCGCGCTTCCCTGGAAGCCAGACCTGGTGCTGGCCTCCCCGCCCTGCACTGGCTTCACCGTCATGAACATCGGCAAGAACTGGACCCACGATGGCACGCCGAAGACTCCGGTGGCCCGCTTGGCGTTGCGCCTTGTCAACGCGACTCTCGAGATCATCGACAGGCTGCAGCCAGAGCTCTACGTCTTCGAGAACCCGCGCGCCAAGCTCAGGTCGCTGCCGAACCTCAAGCACCTGACCCGCGCCGAGGTGACTTACTGCAGGCTCGGGGAGCGCAGGATGAAGCCCACGGACCTGTGGTTCTCGGACAGCTGGGCCGACTCCGACCTCATCCTGCCCGAGGCCTGCAAGAACGGGAACCCCGACCACATCAGCGCGCCGCGCGGATCGACCACCGGCACGCAAGGCATGGACCCCGTGGTCGTGGCCAAGATCCCGAAGGAGCTGAGCGAGCTGGTGTGCGACGCAGCCGAGCGCCACTTCGTGAAGACGAGAGGATGGGCATGACCGAGAAGCCTGAGTGCAAGCACGAGTGGGTCTGGGAAGACGACCACGAGGGCTCGTACTACTACTGCAAGCACTGCGGCCAGGTCCGCTACGACCTGCACGAGAACTGCCCCGAGTGAGCCGGCTCAAGCGCCCGTGCCTCGGCGGCATCAACCCGGCCACGAACCGCAAGGAAGGCTGCGGCATCCCGACCAACGGGTCCCGCTGCCCCAAGCACGCGGCCTGGGCGAAGCCGAGCCCGTCTGTACGCGGCTACGACAAGCAGTACCGCAGAGAGCGCGAGGAGTTGCTGGCCGGCGCGCCGCTCTGCCAGCTGCGACTACCAGGCTGCACGATCTACGCCGACACCGCCGACCATGTGACTCCGCTGGCCGCCGGAGGCTCTCGACGTGGACCGCTCCAGCCAGCGTGCAAGCACTGCAACAGCAAGAAGCAAGCAAGCCTGATCTGATGTGGATCTTCGACCCGTCCCAGTCCTGGCCGGTGTGGCTGGTGGCCGCCGTGCTGGTGCTGGGGCTCGCCTTGTTCGGGAGGGACCAGCAGTGACCGACGACACCGATGTCTTCACAGTGGAGGACCTGGCTGTGTGCTCCAACTGCGGCCAGCCGCTCACCAGGTGGGCGTGCTCCGTAGCGCACGCGCTGAAGCGCGAGGAGTTCGGCCTGGAGTGGGACGGCGTGGAGCCATGATTGACTGGTACACCGTCAAGCTCTGGCTGCTGTGCATCGCCATGGCGATCCTCACGGCCATCGGACTCTTCGCCATCGCCGCTGCTGCGGTCCTGTTCCTGGCGCACAAGCTATGAGCATCAGATGCCTGTTCGGCAAGCACGACTGGCTTCCGAAGATCTGGACAGGGCACAACTGGCTGTTCGTGTGCAAGCACGGCTGCATCAAGTGGGAAGAGCAGTGACCACGCTGGCCGGAGTCGACCACCTCGCAGCCTTCTGGTGGTTCGTGACTGAGCGCGACCGCATCCTGTACCGCAGGCTGGCCGCGTTCTCCGAGCCATGGACCGAAGACCCCATCCTGAGGGACTACCACTTCACGAACGTGCACCGCTGGAAGGACCCCGGCACGCAATACATCGTCCGCTACGTGCACGAGCAGGGTCTGGTCAACAGGCTCGACGTGCTCTTCGCCGTGTACGCCTACCGAGGCCTGAACCGCCAGTCCACGTTCGAGAAGTTCGGCATGCCGACCCGCGACCCTGCTGTGCTGGCCGCGTGGGTCGAGGACATGGAAGCGGCCCGCAAGAGAGGCGTCGCGCTCGGCTCGGGTCGCCACCTGACCTACTGGGCCAGGATGCGCCGCGCCCTGCCGTTGCTGGCCGTGGACCGCGACACTGCTGACCGCGTGTGGGCCGCTAGGACCATCCCAGAGGTCGTCCGCATCATGAGCCGGGCGCATCTCGACGTCGGTCCGTTCTTCGGCACGCAGATCGTGGGAGACCTGGTGACCATCAAGCCCTACGGCCTGACCATGGACACCAGCGTCAAGCCTCCCGTGGCCGGGGGCTCTCGCTTCGGCCTGCGGCTCGTGGCTGGCACGCACACCAGCGACGACCTGGAGAGGCTGGCCTACGACGAGCGCAGCTCGTACGGACGCAAGCATCGGAACCTGATCGACGACCCGAGAGATACACAGGCCTTCGACACCCTTCTCCACAACCAGCCTGCCGAGCTCTCGGAGCCGCTGACGCCAATCGACCTGGAGCACTGCCTGTGCGAGTACGCTCGCTACGCCAGACTGGTGGCCGGAGATCTCACGAGGGCACGCTACCTGAAGCGCGACCGGGCATAAAGAAAGCGACCGACGCCAGAGCCGCGTCGGCCGCAGTGGAAGAGGGTGTCAGGCCTGGCTCCCCGTGACACCACCCCGCGCTGAGTGCTCCCGTCAGCTCGGATCACGAGGCCTTACCGGGGCGGTCCGGCCAGGCTGCTCCGACGACCAGGGCGTTTCCATGCATGGGCCGCCGGAGCGCGACTACTCTACCGCGTCCCGTTCGCCTTGTGCGATGTAGCGCATGGCCTTCTTCTGCTCGCGGACGGTCATGCCTCCGTCAGCCACACGCCTGTGGTTGAGGATGGTGCCGCCTGCTGCGAGGCGTCGGACCTTCCGCTCGAGCTCCTCGATCCGGTCGGTCAGCACAGCCTCCATGCGCAGCATGTCAGTCCGCAAGCTGGCGATGGTGTCTTGGTCCCTGTGGATGGCCGAGCGCTCCTCGTGGGTCATGTAGCCTGGCAGTCGACCGTCCGGAAGGTCGATCTCGGCCAGTCCGACCCACAGCCACATCCTGCGCTGCACCGCACCCTGGGTCACGTGGAGCCGACGCGCGGCTTCACGCTGGCCGAACTCTACGGCCAGGTCCCAGGTGTTCTTCAGATCTTCAGGAGTCAGAGCCCGTCTGGTCACGACTGACAATGTAGCACTTCGGCCACGGCTCAGGTTCACCAGGTTCGACGACCCGGCGAGCTCGCGCCGGCTCCGGTTGTCTGACGAGTCTGACGAGCCAAAGGATCTCGGAGATCCACCAGCGTTCGGACGGGGACGTGGCCCGCGACTGACGCAGCTGATTATCTTTCACGCGCCTGCGCCTGCGCGCAGCGCGCGACCCCGGTGGCCGAGTTGTCTGAAACCCTGAACCCCCAACTGACTGTGCGCGCGTCGCCC